ATCACGCGCGCGCGAGGACCATATTTCAAATTCTTAACAGAGGGTTCTCTGCAGAACACCACGGGCTCTCGCGCGCTTCGTCAGAAGTTGGTTCCAACCAAAAAAGGTGTTGAGAACTTCTTAACAGGATCTCTACTTGAGGTTCGTCCGATGGCGATCGATAAACTTCAGGGACTGCGCTCAAAATACAACACTGTTGATGAGTGGTTGTCTGGAGACATTCGAGAGGATGTTATCGAAGCCATCGAACAGGGCGCATCTAAAGTTCCTGACTGGCTTATTGTTGCTGTGAGTTCAGAAGGTACTGTTCGAAACGGTCCTGGAGATGCAATCAAAATGATGCTTCAGGACATTCTTCGAGGCGAATACGTCGCTCCGGATATTTCCATCTGGCACTATAAGTTGGATGACATTTCTGAAGTGGCCGACCCTAGCACTTGGCTAAAGGCTCAGCCAAACCTTGGGAAAACTGTTTCGTACACCACGTACCAAAAGGCCGTTGAGCGAGCTGAAAAAGCCCCAGCAACACGAAACGATATTTTGGCTAAGCGCTTCGGTATTCCAATGGCTGGATACACGTACTTCTTTCCATACGAAGAGACGATTCCGCACAAGCCACGCAAGTGGTGGGGTCAAATGTGCTCTCTTGGAGCGGATCTGTCGCAAGGCGACGACTTCTGTGCTTTTACATTTCTTTTCCCGCGCCCGCGCGGGGAGTTTGGTGTAAAGGTACGCTCTTATATTACAGAGCAAAGTATGGCTAAATTGAATGGGACCATGCGTGAGAAGTACGTTCAGTTCATCGATGAAGGTAGCCTGCATGTTATGCCGGGCACTATTCTTGATGTAGATGGACAAGTCTTTGACGACCTTGTCGCTCATATCGAGGCCTGTGACTATGACATTCAGTGTTTCGGGTACGACACCTACGGCGCAAAGGCATTCGCCGAACGCTATGCCAGACAGTTCGGCGAGTATGGAATGGAGAAGGTCATTCAGGGTGCTCGGACCGAGTCCGTGCCTCTCGGTGAACTTAAGAACCTTTCTGAAAAACGACTTCTTTGGTTTGATGAGCTTCTCATGCAATTCTGCATGGGCCATGCCATTGTTGAAGAAGACACCAACTTTAACCGAAAGCTAACGAAGAGGCGGTACGATGAAAAGATCGACAACGTGTCCGCTTTGATGGATGCTTTCGTTGCATGGAAACTTAACAAGGAATTGTTCGAATGAGACAGGAAGGAGGTAACTGATGGCGCGAATTGGAGCACAGCTTCGGCACGCATGGAATGCTTTTCAGAACGATAGCGAAGAGAAGTCTCTTCAGAGAGAACGACAGTTCGATCCGTGGTATGGCAGTCAGTCTGGTCATCGCCCAGATAGTCACCAACTTCGTCGAATTAACGATAAAACAATTCTAACGGCTATCCTAGTTCGAATGGCTGTGGATGCCGCTCTGGTTCAAATGCGGCATGTTCGTCTTGATGACAATGGGCAATATTCCGAAGACATCAAGAGCTATCTTAATGAGTGTCTGACGATCGAAGCCAACATTGACCAAGCGGCTCAGGCTTTCTTCCTTGATATTTACATGACAATGTTCGAGGACGGCGAGCTTGCTATCGTTCCGGTCGATACCACTATTAACCCGAATACTGGTGGCGGCTGGGACATCCAGACGATGCGCGTTGGTACTGTCAAGCAATGGTATCCAAAGCACGTCAAGGTCAGTGTCTGGGACGAGAATGTTGGCAAACGTCGTGACATCGTTATAGATAAAGGCATTGCAGCTGTAATCGATAATCCGTTCTATGCTGTGATGAACGACAATGCATCTGTTGTTAAGCGATTGGCTCGGAAGCTCAGCATTCTTGACACTGTTGATGAAGCCTCTGCTTCAGGTAAACTGGATATTCTCATTCAGTTGCCTTACCCATTGCGGGGTCCCTCGAAGAAGCGCCAGGCAGAAGAGCGACAGAAAGAACTTGAACTTCAACTTCGTGGTTCTCAGTATGGTATCGGCTACATCGATGTTGCTGAGAAGGTCGTCCAACTGAATCGTCCTGCTGAAAACAATCTTCAGGCGCAAATCGAATACTTGGTGAACTTGATGTACACCCAGTTCGGTCTTACGCCTGAGATCATGAATGGTTCTGCCGATGAAGCGGCCATGCTAAACTACATGCATCGAACTATCTATCCGATTGTGAATGCTGTTCGAGAAGGAATGGTACGGACTTTCCTCACGAAGACGGCAAGATCACAAGGCCAGACAATCATGCAATTCCAGGATCTGTTTAAGCTCGTCCCGTTGTCGAAGCTTGCTGAAATTATCAACGTGCTTTCTCGAAATGAGATTGCGACTCCCAATGAAGTTCGGCCTCTTATTGGCCTCAAGCCTTCTAAGGATCCAAACGCCGATAAGCTACAGAACAGCAACATGCCAGGCAAGGGTGGTCCAGCAGTTGATCCAAATGCTCCTGCATCTACGGATCAAATGTTTCAGGAGATGGACCAGGCAATCACTGATGCTTTCTCCGGATTGAGTAATGTCGGGTCATGACACTTAGTGCGGAAAAGTTTATTGAGCATGCCGTTTACGATGCAAAGAAGCGGCATGAACGATACATGAAAACGCGACGGCTGAAAGGCCGTCAGCATGGCCAAAATCAAGATACTGGCCCAGGACGACCAGGAGAAAAAGCCGGACCAGCGCCGGTCAATAAAACGGTCGCCAATCAGCAAGCGTCCAATGCTCGCCAAATTGCCGATTTAAAGGCAAGGCTTAGTGAGCTAAGGGCAAAGCTCCAATCGCTACTCGCCGAAGTAACGTCAAGTTCGAGTAGTAGCAGCTCTTCTTCTAAAAGCGGTGAGGGTTCCTCCTCAAAAGGCAAGCCTATGACGGCACAGGAGAAGGCTGACGCTAGAAAGGCATCCCAGAAGTATAGGGATACGCATCCTTCTAAGGATAAGAAGTCCTCTAGCAAGTCAACACCGACAAAAGAAGAGCAAATTGCTCACATCAGAGCCATTATCGCTGATGTTGAGTCGAAATTGAGAGCTGCACTAGAAAAAGCTCGAACTCAAACGGCATCTAACGGCCGTTAAGATTCAAAGGAAGGATAACCGTCAAAATGGGAAATAGTAATAAGCGGGAGCCCGACTTTAGTGGCTACGCTACCAAGGCGGGGATCGTCTGCACTGACGGCCGTATGATCGATGCAGGAGCATTTGCGCATCAGGACGGTCAGAAGGTTCCGCTCGTTTGGCAGCACGGACACAAGGACGTCGAGAACGTCCTTGGTCATGTGTTTCTGGAGGAGCGCAGCAGCACGCACCCCGAGGGAGCGGGCACTTACTGCTACGGCTACTTCAACAAGACCGCTAAGGCTGCGCACGCGCAGGAGAGTCTTGCGAACGAAGATTTCAACGCGCTTTCGATTTGGGCCAACGGCCTCAAGGAGAAGATCGCGTCTGGAGTCAAGCACGTTCTGAATGGAGGCATCAAGGAGGTTTCTCTCGCCCTTGCGGGCGCGAACTCCGGTGCCGTTATTGACAACGTTCGGGTTGCTCACAGCGATAATCCGGACGACCCCAACGATCCTGATGGGATCGAAACCCTCGCCGACGAAGCATTCATCGTCATGCATATGGACGATGAGCCGCAGTCGCCTCCTGAGCCTGAGGAGGAAGAGGAAGAGTCCGAGGAGTCCGAAGAGGGCGCCGAGGAGGAGAAAGAAGAGACTGACCTTGGTCACACCAGTGTGCAACAGGTCTGGGAGGGCATGGATGAAGACCAGCGCGCTCTCGTCGGTGTTCTCGTAAACGAGGCACTGCAGCACGACAACAACGACGAGGGTGAACACCTCGAACACCAGGAAGGAACTGAAGTGACTCACAAGAATCTCTTCGAGACGGTCGGCCACACCCGGAACCCCGGAATGCCGGCGTCTCTTCAGCACGACGGGCTCGAGAAGCGTTGGGACCAGCCGAAGGCCAAGGAGCTGCTTCACAGCGCCATGGGCACGTGGAGTGGCAACGACCTGCGCGAGAACTCGGGCGTTGCTTCTCTGAAGGAGTTCATCGCCCAGCAGGCCGGCGAGCACCTCGGACACGACGTCGACTACGGTATTGAGAACATCGACTACCTGTTCCCCGACGCTCGGATGGTCCAGGACGTCCCGCAGTGGATCAAGCGCGAGACGGAGTGGGTTGCTGGCGTTCTCGCCGGTGTCACGCACTCTCCGTTCAGCCGAATCAAGACCATGACTGCGGACATCACGGCCGATGAGGCTCGTGCCAAGGGCTACACAAAGGGTACCTTGAAGAAGGAGGAGTGGTTCAGCCTCTCCAAGCGGACCACCGGTCCCGCGACCATCTACAAGAAGCAGAAGCTCGACCGCGACGACATCCTTGACATCACCGACTTCGACGTCGTTGCCTGGATGAAGTCTGAGATGCGTCTGATGCTCGACGAGGAGATCGCGCGCGCGATCCTCATCGGTGACGGCCGCGAGGTTGACGACGACGACAAGATTGCGGAGCCCAACTCGGGCGACAACCGCGGTATTCGTCCGATCGCGTTCGACGACGATCTGTACACCCACAAGGTGATCTGCGCCGCGAACTCGAGTGTCGACGACAAGGTCGAGACCATCCTTCGAGCCCGGAAGTACTACAAGGGCTCTGGTTCGCCGACGTTCTACACCACGGACGACACGCTGACCGACTTCCTCCTCGAGAAGGACCGGATGGGCCGTAGGCTCTACCCGACCGAGGCGGATGTGGCGGTTGCCCTTCGTGTGAAGAACATCGTCACCGTAGAGGTCATGGAGGGTGTTCAGACGGACAACGGCGAGCTCGTTGGTCTGATCGTCAACCTTCGTGACTACACGGTTGGTGCCGACAAGGGCGCGGCCATTGGTCTGTTCGATGACTTCGACATCGACTTCAACCAGTACAAGTACCTGATCGAGACCCGAATTTCTGGTGCTCTGACCCGGTACAAGTCTGCGATCGCTGTTCTGCGTGCCAATGGCACTGAGGTCACTCCGGCTGTTCCGACGTTTGACGCTGCCACGGGTGTTGTCACTATCCCGAGCACTGCCAACGTGACCTACAAGAACGATGAGACCAACGCCACGCTGTCGTCTGGTGCTCAGACGCCGCTTAACGAGGGCGAGCAGCTTCACGTTCGCGCGTACCCGAACACTGGGTACTTCTTCCCGCACAACTTCGACTCCACCTGGAGCTACGTCGGAGTTACGGCTCTCTGATAGGAGCCTAGTTCATGGCAAGATTCGCCGGCAAAGTAGGATTCGGCGTTTCTACCGAGGTTCGGCCGGGCGTGCACAAGGATGTCGTTATCGAGAGAACATATTTCGGTGACGTTGTCCGGACTGCACGCTCGGCCGACCAGGCCGATAAGCTCAATGATGACTTATCGGTTAACAACTCAGTAGAGATTGTTATCGACGAATTTGTCAACGAAAATCTCCTTGCCATTCGCTATGTGGTTTGGATGGGTAAGCGCTGGAAAGTTATCGACGTTGAAGTCGAGCATCCACGACTCATCCTGAGGTTGGGAGGTGTATACAATGGACCAACTCCGAGCGTTTCTTAAAGAACGTGCTGAATCAGCAGGAGTAACCGCTGAAGTATACATCGAACTACCACCGGCAGATAGTATGGTATATCCCTGTATTGTCATTAGTAGGGATGTTGGTAGAACTAAGTTCGCTGATAACGGGCCGTACCGACACACGCCAAGATATTTGCTGAAAGGCATTTCACAAGACGTTGATTCGCCTCTGTATGGCTTTCTAGCATCGCTGCCTACGAGTATCCACAATCGCTCCTATCCAGCAGACAATCTAAATCACGACGTTTTTACAATTAGTTTCCAGGAGGAACAGAATGAAGCTTAAGTGGGATGCACTTGGCGAACGCAAGTTTGATACTGGCGTTGACCATGGAATTCTCGCGCCGCGCAAGGATGGTGTTGACCCCGTAGCCTGGAATGGTTTGACGACGGTCACGCTCACCCCTGCGGGCGCGGACAACAATAAGACGTACGCAGACAACATTGTGTACGGCGCTATTCGCGCGGCCGAGACTTTCGGTGGAACTATCGAGGCATACATGTGTCCTCCTGAGTTCTTCGAGTGTGACGGTTTCGTCTTCAAGAACGGCGTTGCGGTTGGTCAGCAGCCTCGCGCTGGATTCGATTTCTACCACCGAACCATTGTCGGTGATGACACGAATCCTGAGGCTGGTCACAAGCACCACTTTGTTTACGGTGCGACGACGTCTCCTTCTGAGCGTACGCACTCGACTGTCAACGACAGCCCCGAGATGCAGGCGCTTAGCTGGGAGTTCGACACGACCCCGGTTGCATTCGAGAACTACGACGACCTTAAGCCGGCGTCGTACCTCGTCATTGACGACACGGACCCGAATGTCGATGTGGCCAAGCTCGCGGAGCTTCTAGACATCGTCCAGGGCACCGACGCTGACGCTCCGAGGATGCCGACGCCGGACGAGGTCGTTGACGCTATGGGCGTCACTGGTTTGACCAACGTCAGTCTGACTTCGGCAGCCAACCAGCCTTCCTACGACGACACCACCCACGTCGTTACTCTGCCCGCCGTCACTGGTGTTCAGTGGAAGGTCAACGGGGTCAACAAGACCCCGGGTGCCCAGCCGGCGCTTACCGTTGGACAGACTGCCGAGGTTACGGCCGTTGGCCAGTCTGGTTACAACATTGTTGGCGACAACGACTGGACGTTCAGCTACTGATAGATGATAAGGAGGCCAGAGAGTGCTCAAACTCACAGTTAGAGTAAAAGACGACTACGATAGAGAAAACAAAGAGTTTCTTATCGAAGACGTTGAGATTGAGCTAGAGCACTCTCTGGCCTCACTGTCAAAATGGGAAATGATTTGGGAGATTCCACTTCTTTCCTCTGATGA